TTGGTGATTACCTGTCCTTCATGCAGCTGTTCCCATGACACTCCCTCCAAGCACCAATTTCCCTGCTCATCTTTCTGCGTTAATCTCTTCATTCCCGCCTTCCTCCTCCCACTCAAGTGCCTCGCCGCATATCTGGCAGTAATTCTGCCCCGGCTCAATCCTCTCATTCTCACATGCCGGGCACATAAATCTCTCCTTGCCCTGTATCCATATCTTAGCCATATCTATTTCCCTTTCCTTACCGGCATACACCCATAATGGATATGCAACACTGTTCCTCTCCTTGTTTTGATATATACATGATCCCCGGCTATATCCTTCCCGCATATGCTGCAGATATAGACCGGTTCACTCTTTGGCTGTTTCATTTCTTCTGCCCCTTTCTGTTTCTGGCCTCCAGTTCATCCATAACAAAATTAACAAGTGGAGACGCTACCGGCTCTTCCTCCGTTGTAGGGGATGTACCTTCCCACTTCCGAACCATATGGTTCCCGTACTTTTCCTTGATTGCATCTGCTTCCGCTCTCAGTACATCCCATTCCCCTGAATCTTCTGGCGGCACACGGTCGCGCCATTTCATCCAGAACCGGTTATAGACATCCACGAAGATATCTGATATAGTTTTATTATCCATTTTTCCTCCTGTCGTCACAATGCGTTACAGCTTCATGTAACCAAATGATAGGCCTCAAACCCGCATAAATACTGGTTTTTTTATGACCGGTTACAAAGTTACAAGGTTACAAAACTTTTTTCCCTATACGCGCGAGGCACATAGATGATTAAATTGTCTGACTTCTTTCACATACATATGCCTTCCTATAAGCTTATAAAAAACCTGTAACTTTTGTAACTTTGTAACCGCACCCCTCAAACCCGCATAAACACTGGATTTTTCGGTTACAAAATACGCTTTTTAAATTGTAACCCTGCCTCAGGATTCTGTAACGGCTTCATTTAAACGGCAGTTCGCCGTCCTCCACAGGGATAAATTCTTCCTGCGGGTAAATCTTCTCAGCCATGTTGATACACGCACACCGGGCTGCCTTTCCGTTGACCTTGGCAGATTTATACAGGTTATCCTTCCCTTTTGACAGCCTTCCCGCCTGATCCAGCCATGACAGCAACGCTCTGGGATTGTATCCCCCTTCTTCACAGATGCGCTCAAACACGCTCTTGATTATACGCACCTCATCACCGGATACAGAGCCGTAGCAGGGATCTGCGCTGGGGTCAAACCTGGCAGCATTGCTGACATAAAAATCCTGGATATATTCATATCCGCGGGCACCGATATCTACCGCCTCCCTGGAATGGAGGTATGGTTCTATATCCCCAACCGTCAAACCCCTGCCATCGCAGAAGATCCATTCCGTAGCCAGCGCATCGGCTGTCAGCAGGATTGCAGCTGCCATGGTCTGTTTTTCCGTGCTGGATGTCCCTATATCACGGTAAAACTGCTTATAGAGGCCGGCCGCCTTTTCTTTTGCCTGATCGGTGGATATAAATGCCATGAACAGTTTCCCGGCATACCCATAGTTAGACCGGATCACATCCAATACCTCAACTGCATCCTCAAACAGCATCTCCCTGCACTCAATTTCTATGATACGGTTTACCGCACCCGCACCGGATGCAGCATGGGTAATGGGGGATTCTCCTGATGTAATAGTGCAGTTCTTCCATGTAGGGGTCTTCTGTAAGCCTCCGGCTTTTGCCCCTCTTGTCTTCCCAATTCCTTCACACAGCATATATACGGTTTGTTCAAAGGATTTTTTATCTTTCACAAGCTGGAATTCATCCAGTATCAGGGGCAGGTTGTTCACAAAACCGGCCAGCTGCTCCAGGCCTACAAGGGTGCCGTTAAATGTCTGGAGATACCCGGCCCCGTCATTTGGGTCAGCCCATACAGAAACTGCCAGAAGCTGTGCCACTGTCTTTCCTGTTCCAGATCCGCCCCACAAATGCAGGAGGAAATTCAGCTTTCCAATGGCTTTAATGACGATAGATGCAAAGGCTGCTGCCAGAGCGATCCTCGCCGCCGATCCTGCCTGCCTGACTTTTCTTGCCATGCCGAGCCATTTCTCATAATCTCCATAAGGGTGCACCGATTCAAACACTTTCCGAAAGTTCTCCAGGCCGTCAAACTCCAGGTTTTCCATATACGGACTGAACAGCCCGTTGGATGTCCATCCCAGATGGCTCACGGACTGGGCCTCCGGGATGGTGTTATGGTTCAGATCCTCCAAGTCCTGAAGGTATTCCACCAGGAAGGCTGCATTCTTGTCCGAAACCGAAATGTCCTTATCTGCCAGTTTCTTGATCTCCCTGGAACTGAAAAGGGTGCTTTTATTGGCAATCACCTCCCGCCAGCCGCGGAAATCCCTCCGAAACATAATCCGCAGCCGCACGGTCCCGTCATCAATATTTACCAGGCGCTGCACGGGCAGGATCGGGTGCACACAGGCAACATCCATCCCCTGTTCGCCGTTCCTCCGGAGGATCCCGTCATCATTGGCAATCCAGTCTCCGGTCAGCAGTTCAATGGGCTGGTCCTTAAAATCCGTCAGGTTATTTACCACGCTGCTCAGCCCGCTCCTGCGTTCTTCGTGCTGTTTCATATATGCCTTTACCATGGTCCCGAAACGCCTGAACCCGACACGTTCTGCGTTTGCATTCAGGTCATTATAAAGCTGCAGGTATGCAAACCCATTGTCCTTATGTTCAAACAGGAGACGGTATGGCTCTTCTGTATTAAATTCTTCCCTGCTGTACTCCTTCCTGATCTCATCCATCCCTGTTTCTCATTTCCTCCTGTTCCTGTTTCGTTCCAAATGCCAGTATCTCGTAATAATAGCGGTTCCTCTCCCTCAAGCTGACTGCTGCCTCCCAGACCTCCGAATACGGCTCCATGCCAGGGATCAGCCTGTCCAGCATCCGGAGGGTCCGGCAGACTTCGCCCAGACGGCTCCATTTCCAGGCGGTTTTTTCCCGCTCCGCCTCACGCTGCTCTTCCCGTTCCCTTTTTATCTGTTCCCTCCGCCTCTGGGATGCAATCCGGCTGCAGGGCCGGTATGTTCCTCCCAGGCTCAGGAATGCTTCTTTGAATGAAACGCCCTCTATTTCCTGAACAAACGTAAAAATATCCCCGTTTGCCCCGCAGGCATGGCAGTGGTAGTCTTTTTCATACACCTTCAAGGACGGGGTTCTGTCCCCCTGGTGGAATGGGCAGCTGATAAAGCCGGCCCGGTTCGGATGGAACCCATAACGCTCCACGATATCGCGCATACTGTATGTATTCTTAATCTCATCTGCTGTCAAATCACTCACATCCCTGCAGATATTCTTTAAGCTCACGATACAGAATGTCACGGATCAGCCTTCCGGATGTTTCCGGCTTGCAGAAATCCAGCTGCATCCCATACCGTGCCCGGAACGCATCAATGCTTGCAATTAGGGCCTGCGGCTTAAGGAGGCTGCGGTACTTGCCATTGTAGGCTTTCTCCCAGTTCTCTCCTTCCACAAGCAGGTATACCCTTATTCCAGCTTCTCTGGCACGCTCAAATTCCCTCTCAAACCGTTTCCGTTCTCTTCCAAAACACATACACAGTTCATCCAGATTCATCTTGCGTTCAATGACCGCCCTGCCGGAAAAGTCAAGAATTTCTCCGGCAGGAAGTGTGCATTTGCAGGAATAATCCCCTACATCCAGCTTTGTTCTCTCATAAGGCAATCCTACAGTTTCCAGGCGTTCCTTCAGGCGTTTTGTAGGCTGCTCCCGTGTATCTACCAGCAGAACCATCGATTCCAGGCATTGGTCGATCTCAAAATTTGTATACGGCATACAGGGACCCCTTAATTGAACGGAAGGGCTTCATCATCCACCCCGTCCGGTATATTCATAAACCCATCTCCCACGGAAGACGCACACGATCCGGAGGGCTGTCCGCTGTTCTTCTTCAGCAGGGTATCCGCCGGTATCTCAAACTTGCCCGAACGGATCTTCTCTGCAGTCACTAAAGAATGGCAGTTTGTAAAGAATCCATGGCGTCCTTCAAAATCATATTCCTTGTTGTTAAACAGGGCGCCGATCCGTTTCCCTTTCAGGGTCTGTTCGTCCCAGTTCCAATGGTATCCCTGGTTGGACGCTTCAAAATGCATCACTGTTGTCTTGAATCTCCGCTGTCTGGGCTCGTCCTCCTCACTTCCATCATCCTTCGGCACCCGGAGCCGGTATGTACCTTTCCATTTCTTATCTTCCCCTGTCTGGTTCTTATAATTTCTTTCAAAGAATCCCTTCTGCTCCCCTTCATCTATGTCAAAATAAAGGACAATTACATCCCCCCAGTCATTGGACTGGTACTTCACGTCCAGTATGCGGAGAACATATCCCCCAGCTGGCAGACGTTCGCTCTCTGTATATGCCTGTGCCTTTTCGTATCCATTTAATCTTTTCATATCGCATCTCCTCACATTTCTATCGCATCAAAATCATCCATGGCATATTCATAGATCCCCTGGCTGATATAGCGGTTATACCTTACATTATTGATCGCCTTCTCCTCTGACACGGCCCATGTCTTTGCTTCAGGTTCCCTGCCGCGCATAACAAGATAGCATTTCTTTTTCGTCCTGCTGCCGGCCATGGTTAAAATTCCTCCAGAGCCTGAATCACTTTTACAATATCATTTTCGATCTCGAAATCCTCAAATGCACCCATAGGGGATTTCGCCGTGCTGTTATTGGCCCTCGTTTCAAACAGATACTTCCCATCCACACACTTTGACAGAAGTACGGTTGTAAACTTGCTTTCCAGGACAATCTTATTCAGTTTTTTTCCGGATGTCTGGATACGGGTAAACCGGTACCCGGCATCATCTGTCTCCGTCTGGGTATGGGCTGTAAATACGATTGTCAGGTCATCCCGGTAATCATAGCATTCCACAATCAGATCCCATACGCAGGTTGCCAAATCCACCCATTTGTCATACCCTTTTTCTTTGCTTCGCCGCATTTCATCGGCAACCATAAGCCCATTTATGGTATCCACAACAATCGTCCTGATACGCGGGCAGTCCGCTGCAAGCTTTTTAATATACGTCCTGACAATATTGGCATCATCACACTTCAGGTAATTTTTATTCTTTTCGCAGTATTGATTCCTCCACCCTTTCCATGACAGACCCTTTTTATCTGCGTCTATATAGTATGTACTCTGTGGATCCAGGTTTCTCATGGATGTTGTCTTTCCGGATCCGGATTCTCCAGCTATACAGATTACTTTTACCATTTATTCTTCCTCCTCAATCTTAATAATCGTGTCATTGGACGCATATTTAATCATGCTGGATGCCAGTTCCTTTACTGACAGGCTTCCCCGCGCTTCACGGAGGAGCCGCTCCAGGGTATCCGCCGCTTCTGAGTTGATCTTTATCACTGCATCCCCGTGTACATCCCGATTGATTTTCACGCCCTTGGGCTTCCTGACCATAATCACGTTAGGCATTTTCCACTACCTCCACAATCTCTTCCGGCTCCAACGCCAGGGTTGTATATATGCTGCCTGCGTGGCAGTCCACATTGATATATCTTCCATCCGGTTTTACCGCATCTACCTGGAACTTAACCCAGTTCCCGTAATCACCATACTCCACCCGGATCGTCTGCCCTGAGATCAGTTCTTTTGCCTTTACTTTCATTCTGCTTTTCCTCCCTGTTCGTTGTCTTTATTCTCAGCCAGTTCAAAGCCCAGCGCCGCCGCAACCACT